TGTGGTTGTATTTGCACGACCTTCCACTTTTTTTATGCCTTGTCTTCTCTTCACGAGCGTATCATCGGAGAACACGACATTGAGCAAGTTCGTTGCTTCATGATCGTCAGGCTGACGGGAAGCATTATTAAGCCCACCCGAGAAGTTATTCAGTTCGAAGTTGTACAGTTTGTTCCGTGGAGGAATACGATTCTGAAAATACACGCTTACACCTCCTCGTCTGGAATGTCCGAGTCCTTATACGTATCGTTGAAATACACGTTCCGCACGTAATCATCCTGCACTTGTCCTTCCACGACATTCCCGTTCGGATCGGTAATAACCACGTCACCTGCTTGCACGCCCATGCGCAGTTCTTCAAGCTTCACTTCGAACTCATTCATCGTGACCGTAGCTTGCGATGCACGCTCATCTTGCTCAAAGAGACGTGCCGCCGCATAGAGTGCAATCAAATAGTGATGCGTCTTAGGGAGGAGAATCGGCTCATCGCTTCCCACGGTAAGGTACACCATGCCTCTTAACTCGTAGATGTAGAACGAAATCCGATCAATCGCTTCATTCATGTATTCATAAATGTCCTCTTGGCGAAAGGACGTGTTCAGAAAGTCCCTCGTGTATGCACGAACTCTCTTGTTCAGATCGATCCGATTCATGGTTTAAACACCTCGTTTTCCGGCTCGCTTCGGCTTAACCTCGGTTGTATTATTCTCGACGGGAACTTGCTCTTTACTTGCGATGTACTCCACAAGCGAGCTAACTTGATCGATCAGGCATTCAAGGCGCTTGTTAATCCCATACAAGTATCCTTCTTGTGCGTTGAGTGGTTCTTGTAGTTTATTCAATCGTATCACCCTTTCATATTAGAAAAGAGGCAGGTGCATTATACACCCACCTCCATGTTAGTTTATGATGCCTTAAGGCGTTGGATCGACAGTCGTGCCATCCGAACCGATAATGCCTCTCCAATCGGATACACCGTAGGAGTAACGCATGTAACCACGGTACTTCGCGGCGAACGTATCGAAGTCCTCTTCCCACTTGAACTCGGGCTTTTTACGCCAGAAGAAGTTCAGCTCGTGACGCGAACCATCTTGCAGGAACCATTGCGTATCGGAACCACCTGCCGCCGCACCAAGGTATGCCAGAGGCACGATCTCAATGCCGTAGCTGTTCAAGTATTTGTTCGTGTCGTTGTCGTTCGAACCGGAAACTTTCTCAGATTGCGTGATGCGAATCGCCGTATCCAGCAAGGCAGGAGGCACGATCAGTTTCGTTACACGGAATTGAGTCAGGTTACCCGCTTCGTCTGGAATCTCTTGCATCATCTGCAAGCCCAGTTTCAGTGTTTCAGCAGTAAGTGCACCATAGATGCGGTTCTTTCCGAGCACCGTTGCATTGTCCACAAGTGGATGCGCTTCGGAGAAGAGCGGAACACCATCATAGATGTTCGTGGTGAACGCGTTCTTCAGGTAAAGCGCCGCGTCCTTCTCAACTTTAGCACGACCAGAGCGTGCCATAGCCGCAGGCATCTTGTTCATTTGGCGGTACTGATCGTCATCATAAAGCTCTCGACCGATCATGAAACCTTGTGTAAATGCTTCATGGACGTATGTACGCTCAAGACCTGCACTCAGTTTCTTGTATTCCACGGTCGATACTTCAGAAGCCCGCTTCGTCCAATCACCAAATGCACCCATGCCCCAGTCCGTCTCTTTTGCTTTGTCGGACGTTTGAACGTTGTAAACGCGAGGGAACTCTTCTGGAACTTCTTCATAGGTTTCGAAGAAAATCTTACGAAGGCCCGGTTCGAGCAATTCCCCGAAGTTCGTCGAGACGTGCGTGTTGGTCAACGTTGGATCAACCGCAAACATCTGCAAATCGATAAATTTGTTCAATCTATTCACTCTCCTTGTTAGCGTTTTGTTTTCCATTTCTTATATTCTTCAACGGTGAGTCCTTGGGCTTTACGCACCTTGTCCTCTGCCGGAGAAAGCGGATCGTCCTGCTTTGTCTCAGGAGGGGTGGACTTGCTTGTAATGATCGTGCTGGTCGATGCTTGTTCCGAAGCGATCTCTGCAAGAAGCTCTTTGCGCATCTCTGCACGGAGCGCCTCCACGTCAACAGGGGGAGAGGATTCTTGTTTTGTCTCTACTTTACGTGAGCCTTTCCACGCACTGTAGGCAAGTTCGAGATTTGGCATGGAATTCTCAAGCGCGTACTGCAACACGTCTACCACTTCAAAGTCCTCGTATTTCGCTTGCATCTCGTTAATCTCGTTACGCAGGCGCAAGTCATTCAATTCTCTCTCTTGAGAGATTGTCTTACTCTTAACGGGATCGATATGGTCGCTCACTTCGGGAGCAAGTTCCTCAACTGCCTGCAATGCGGCAAGTGCTTTTGGATTCTTCTTGATGTGCTCCACGATTCGAATCGCATCTTCTGCTTCACGTCTAATGCGTGCGGCTTCTTGCGTCTTCTGCGTGTAGTCTTGCGTGCGAAGATTGCCCGCTTTGAGTTCACGTATCTTCGCTTCGTCATACTCCTCATCATCGATTACAAGTTTCGCAGGAGTTTGTTCCGGCGTCTTGTTCTCTTCCTGAGTTTCTGGCGGAGCTTGTGTTTCCTCTTGTTTCTCTTCTACTGGTGGTTCGCTCGCCTTGTCCTTCTCTGCCTGAACCATCGCTCTGTAATCGTCAATATTCAAATGAAATCCTCCTTGGAATCCGCTTAGTGAAGTTCATCGAACTTCGTTCTCTTCGGTTTGCTCCATTAGTTTTCAGAACGGTTAATGAGATCGACTAATTCAGGGTTCTTTTCGACAAGGAGGGCAAGCTCGTCATCCGTGAGTTGGTCAAGTCCCAATAGGAACTGCTCATCGAATTCGGGTTCTGCACCATCCTCAGAGAATAATTCCTCTTCGGAGCTAAGCTGAGTTTGGACTTGTTTTTCCGCATCGGAGAAACCTTGATTGTATCCACTATCTCTAGCAGATGACAACTCTTTCTCTTTCCGCTCTTTCTCTATCATACTATCATGCTCTTTTTGAAGCTGTAAAATTTGGTTATTGAGCTGTTCAATCGAACCGACAATCTCTTCAAGCGACCCTGCAAGTTGCTCAATACCTTGCGTGCTCTGCTCACCAATTGCCTCGACTTCCTCCTTCACCGCTTCAAGTTCTGCTTGCTTATCACCCATGCGACGAAGAAGTGTAGCTTTCACTTCCTCAGGAAGGAATTGTGCAACAGCTTCTCTATCAACAAGCGGCTGTCCATCAGGCATTTGCGTCTGTGCAAGGCGAACCATCAAGTCTAGCATCGCACCTCTATTAACGGCGATAGTAGAGCCTGCGGTGATTTTGATGTCGTACTCGTGATCGAAAGCCGCACGCTTCAATACACGGAAGTCATATGTACCATCAGGTTTAGTCGTGCGCACCCAACGATCTTCTTTCCAAAACTGCTTCATGCGTGAATGCCACATGGAACCAAGCTTCGCAAGGCTCGATTCGAGTAACTTCACCTTGAGACGAATCCGTGCTTGTCCCGCTTCCTGCAAAGCAAGTATCCCCTGCGCCGTATACACACCCGTTGCGGCGTTACCTTTCAGCGTATCGAACACGCCCGAAATCTGCTCCATATCACCCTTCAAATCTGCAATGGCGTTATTCACATAAGCAGGCATGGATGGAGGTTGTGGTCTTTCAACAGTCGTGCCGGGGTTCTTGCGGATGATGAGGCCCGGACGGTTTGTAATGCTACCCTGACCAATGCCGCTGTTCTTATCGATAATCCATGGCACGTTCGCCGTGTGCTTGGCGTTATCAATGACCGCGTTGTTCATTTCATTCATGTACGTCTGCGGGGAAAGCAGTTGTGCAATCTCACCCTCACCCCAAAACTTGAATGGAATGTCGAAGTCCTTGAAGAGAATGAATGGGAACTTGCCGTCTTGATATGGGTTCTCCTTGTCGGATAGCACGAGATTCAGTTCAGGAGCGATAGTCAGCACGCGTCCACGTGGATACTTGAGTGTACGGCGCGTGAATCCACCCTCCTCAATCTCATCAAATGTCCAGTCTTTCGCCCACACTTCGAGCATGAGGATTTGATTGCTGATTTGCGTGCCGCCTTGGTCGTTCCCCTGCACCAGTTCCGAATAGTTAATCTGCCCACCAATCAACTTGTTTGCATGATTTGGGAAGGTACGTCTCGCAACACCCTCATGCATATACGTGGCGTAGATGGCATAATCTGCATCATCCATGCACGTTGCAAGCGGGTCTTGGAAGAAGTTGAACACGTTGACTGGAATGGACTTCACTTGCTTATTTGCCGAGTCCCATGGAACGAAATAAATACTCGTACCTGTGATGAGTGCTGTAAGCATGGATTGATACAGCTTCGGACTCATACTCTCCCGATCCCATTCGAATTGGAAAGCCTCATGCAGGTCGTTTGAATAGTCCCTACCTTCTGGCTGGCGCGGAACCGCTTGGAACTTCGGATCGTTATCCAGCATGATCGGACGAATCGTCTCAATAATCGAGAAGATGTAATTACTCACGAGATCGCTCTTGTAATCGGCTTTCTTGCTCGACTTGAAATACTCCCCGTTGTACGCGTCAATGTATCGGAGCCACCGCTTCGTGTAGTCCGACTTGGCAATCATCGATTCGCGGAACTTCTGATACCAAAAGGAAGCAAGCATCGCTTCGGGATTGTCTTTCTCCGTCTCCTTGACGTGTGCATTCTTTGCAATTCCACTCAAACTCTATCACCCTCTCTTATTCTGCAAACTCTATCTTCTCTTTCACGTCCGATTCGAATAACGCATCTACCACATCGCGTGTTCGTCTCGTGCTATCATCGCGTGGAATCTCGGGAACATACGAATCACCCTTGCCCTCCAAAAGTAACTGCAAAAGAATCGCGCATGCCATGACCGTGTCATCATTACATCCACTCTGCGCGTTCGTCTTTCCGTCATCCTCGATGATATACGTGAACATTTCAGAGATGATAGAATCACTATATATTCCAATATACATCTCCCGCACGTATTCCGCGAGTTTGTCGATCATGAGAGGTTTCGTGCGAATAGAAGTCGTCCACCCAATTTTCTGTGTGAGCGTGTCTGCGATTCGGTCATAAATCTTAGAGTAATAGATGTTCCAGTATTCTAGCTTTTTGATCGAATTGAGCGTTGTAAGACCGTGGTTATTATTCTCAACGCCAATGTAAGCATCATTAAAGTAACGAGCAAGTTTAACGAGTTCATTACCAAATAAATCAGGGTCAATGTGTCCATGCCACATAGCAACGATATCAAGATTATCGGAATCACCAACGACGCCGCAACTGTAGTCGCCATGCGCAAGTCCCTCTGCCACGTCTGCACCGATTGAATAAAACTTTCCGTCTTCAGGTTGCTTCCAAATCTCGATGTAACCTTTCGAATCGGGGATGAATACCACGCTTCCTTGATTCTCTTCAAGATATCCACGCACTCCTTT